GCAGTCTATATTTCCTCTGATGAAGAAATTATTAATGCAGAGAACAAAGTAGGATATTTAGAAACAGTAATAGACTATATCAAAGGAGTTATCAAGTCAGTTGATAATCGTGGTTGGGATATTAAGAACGCTATTGAGTGGAGAAAGTTTGAAGCTGGAGTGACGTACTGATGATATATGATATATACGACAACGTATTGGATGAAGATACAGCAAAATTAATTGATACAGAAATGAAAGATATGACATGGAAGTATGATTATAATTCTAAAAAGGGTGAAGTTAATAAACATTGGCATACATTTTGTGGAAATGACGTAATAAACGAACCTTATACTTTTATCAATCATATATGGGATATTGCTAAAAATAAATATGATTTTAAAAATAAATATAAAGTTACAAAATTTAAAAGAGTATATTGTAATGCACACACTCATGGAATAGAACCACATTTACATACAGATGATGGTGACTTTACAATGATATATTATCCTATACTTGATTGGGAGCCAGAGTGGTTAGGTGGAACTGCACTTTGGAACACACAAGAAACAGAAATAGAAAAATATGTAAATTATATTGGTAATCGTTTATTTGTTTTTGATGCAAAATTAAATCATCAAGCTATGTCAGTTTCAAGACAATGTTATAGACTAAGAACTTGTATAGTTTTTAAAACATATAGAAGTGATGCAAATGCTCAAAGATTAGATTTTTATAAGGTTTAATGATGAAAAAGGTAAATGATTATATTAAATTATATACAGATGTGGTAGACCCAGAGTTATGTAATGATATGATAAATTACGAATTTGATTATGAAAAGTCAGCTTATTCTACACACGATAGTGGTAAGGTTGTAAAACTTGAAAGAGTTGTAAGTGTTGATTGTTGGATAAAAGAAAGATATAAATTTTATGCACGACTCAAAGAAACTTATGAAAAATCACATGAGATATATAAAGAAGACTTTCCAAACTTTACTGTACAACATCATACAGACTTTCGTATTAGTAAATATAGTGAGGGTTGTTTTATGTCTAATCATGTTGACTTAATTCATCATAGTCATGGACAAAAATATGGATATCCACAAGTTACAGTATTGTTATTTTTAAATGATGATTATGAGGGTGGAGAGATAAAAATTGCAGACAACCTTTATAAAACCCCAGCTGGTTCTGCAATTATATTCCCTTCAAACTTTATGTATCCACACGAAGTTTTGCAAGTTAAAAAAGGAACTAGATATAGTGTTACTTGTTGGTTGATGTAATGAAAATTTCAAAGATAAATGAGGTTTACTTAGAGTTAGAAGTAGACGAAGACGTTTCTAGAGAACTATCTGATTACTTTACGTTTGAAGTACCAGGCGCTAAGTTTATGCCACAGTTCAGAAATCGTATGTGGGATGGAAAGATAAGATTATTTTCTCCACATAATGGAAGAATATATGTTGGTCTATTACCATATATAAAAGAGTATTGTACAAAGAAGTCAATAGAATATACACTAGAAAAAGGAGTAGAAAATGACAGGAATGTTATTCGTGAGAATGTTAGAGAGTTCGCAGAATCGTTACGACCAACATCTAGGGGGAAGTCCATTGAATTTCGTGACTACCAAATTGATGCCATACATCACGCTATACAATCAAATCGGTGTCTTCTTTTATCTCCTACTGCTTCAGGCAAGTCACTCATAATATACACACTTATTCGTTACTACAATATGATGGGTTTAAAAACTTTGATACTTGTACCAACCACATCACTAGTTGAACAGATGTATGCTGATTTTATTGATTATGGTTGGAAAGATGAATACATTCACAGAGTGTATGCTGGTTTAGACAAAGGTTCTAAGAAACCTGTGGTTATATCAACATGGCAATCTATTTACAAATTACACAGACCTTACTTTGCACAATATGGTTGCATCATAGGAGATGAAGCTCATCTATTCAAAGCAAAATCTCTAACAGATATTATGGCTAAGTCAGGAGAGGTGAAATACAGGTTCGGTTTAACAGGAACTTTAGATGGTACACAGACACATAGACTTGTACTTGAGGGTCTATTCGGTCAAGTTAAGAAGATTATTACAACGAAGGAGTTAATCGACAGGGGAACTCTAGCACAGTTAGATATAGATTGCATAGTATTGAAACACACAGAGGAAGAAGCTCAAAGAGTTCGGTATTATACATATGCAGAAGAAATAAATTATCTTGTATCACACCCAAAGAGAAATAAGTTCATTGAAAAATTGTGTAAGAGTATTACAGGAAACACCTTATTACTATTTCAGTTAGTTGAAAAGCATGGAAGTTTATTATATAATGAATTAAAAAAACTTGACAGGAAAGTTTTCTTTGTGTATGGTGGAACAACTACAGATACGAGGGAAAAGATTCGTGCAATTACTGAACTTGAAAAAGATGCAATTATTGTGGCCTCATATGGTACTTTTTCTACAGGTATTAATATTAGGAATATTCACAATATCGTGTTCGCAAGTCCATCAAAAAGTAGAGTACGAGTGCTACAATCTATTGGTAGAGGGTTACGACAGACAGATGACAAGTCTAGAGTTAAACTCTTTGATGTGTCAGATAACGTATCCTATAAATCTAGACCCAACTTCACTTATAGACACTTTACACAACGACTAAATATATACAAGGAAGAAAAGTTTAATTACGATATTAATAGGATTAATTTATGAATCAATATGTTGTTAAATTATCAAATGGAGAAGATATAGTCTGTGAAGTAAATGAAGATTTAGGTTCACAACTAAAAATAAGTTCTCCTTTGAAAATGGATACTGTAGCCAGAACAACTAATAAAGGTGTTGTTGAATCTCTTTCTTTATGCAGATGGGTGCAACCTTATTCAGATGAACAATATTTTAATATAGAAAAAATGTCTATAGTAGTAATGACGCCTGCGAGTGTTGGACTATGTAAATATTATGATTACGTTTTGCAAAATATAAATAAAGTGGTTAGAAACAAAACTCCGACAGTCAAAGAGTTAAAAAAGATTGAAGAAGAAGAAATGGACATAGAAGAAGATTTAGTATCTGATGAAGACTTAGAAGCTATACTAGATAACTTTAACACTAAGAAGACAATACATTAAGTATTATTCTGATGAGTCACAATAGTGATTATACACCATTATAGAATAATGTCAACCCCAAATCAAAATAAATAAAATTAAATTCCACCTTGACAAAAGTACCAAATAATACTATAATAAGTACATAGATTAAAAAAGGAATTACTAATGGCAAAAACTAAGATAAAGGGCGCCCACTATGTGGACAACAAGAAGTTTCATGAAGCCATGGTGGCTTGGAAAGAAAAATGTAAAGATGCAGAAGAAGCTGGAGATGATCTTCCACGAATTACTGACTACATCGGCTCATGTTTTCTAAAGATTGCAAATGGTCTTTCGTACAGACCAAACTTCATAAACTATACTTATAAACAAGAAATGATTTCAGATGGTATTGAGAACTGTTTACAATACATTAAAAACTTCAACCCAGAGAAATCCAAGAATCCGTTTGCATATTTTACACAAATAATATACTATGCATTTATTCGTAGAATACAAAAAGAAAAGAAACAAACTCATGTCAAACATAGAATGATTGAGAAACAAGAATTTGTTCCTTATGTAACTATGGAAGGCGACAATACAAATTATTCAGTAGGAGGATTTGATGTTAATATTATGGTGCCTGAAGAAGCTGTATACAAACCTAAGAAAAAAGAAACAAATAAAAACCCAAAGGGTTTAGAAAATTTTATGGAAACTGACGATTGAAAATTGCGATAATTACTGATACTCATTTCGGTGCAAGAAATGATAATATGAACTTCAACGAATACTTCTTCAGATTTTACGAAGAACAATTCTTTCCTTACCTAAAAGAACACAATATAAAACATTGTATTCATATGGGTGATATTATGGACAGACGTAAATTCTTGTCTTATAGAATTGCAAAAGACTTTCGTGAAAGATTCATAGAACGATTTGCTGAACTAGGTGTAGAACTTCATGTTATGGTGGGAAACCACGATACTTACTTTAAAAATACAAATGAAGTAAATGCTGTTACAGAATTATTAGGTGACAGATATGAAAACATTCACATATATCCAGAGACAAAAGAAGTAACATTTGATAACTTAAATGTATTATTTGTGCCGTGGATTAATGCATCTAATCATGCAAGTACAATGAAGGCCTTAGAAACTTCAAGAGCAGAAATATGTATGGGTCATCTTGAGATTGCTGGTTTTGAAATGATACGAGGTATGAAGAACGAACATGGATATGATAAATCTCTCTTTACAAAATTTGATACTGTTTTTAGTGGGCATTTCCATCATAAATCAGATGATGGTCACATCTATTATTTGGGGAGTCCATACGAGTTTTATTGGAATGATTGTGATGATAAGAAAGGATTTCATATTCTCGATACAGAGAGTAGGAGCCTGGATAGAATAATCAATCCAAGAACTATTCATAAGAAAATATTCTATGATGATACTCAAACAGATTATACACAACACGACTTGACACAATACAAAGACAATTATGTTAAAGTTATTGTTGTGAATAAGAAAGATTTGTATCAGTTCGACCAGTTTATTGATAGATTGTTAAAGACAGATTCACATGAAGTAAAGATCATAGAAGACTTTTCTGACTTAGATGCAAACACAGTATCAGATGATATAGTACAAAACACACAAGACACAATGACACTTTTGAATATGTACATAGATGAGTTAGACGTTACCTTAGATAAAAGTAGACTTAAAAATGTACAACGAGAACTATACACAGAAGCCCAGGATTTAGAGATTTGATTAATTTTAAGTATGTTAGATGGAAGAACTTTCTGTCAACTGGAAACCAACCAACAGAAATACAACTAGATAAAAACCCTACCACTCTTATCATTGGTGAGAATGGTGCTGGTAAATCTACTGTATTAGATGCACTTTGTTTTGGATTATTTGGTAAACCATTTCGTACCATTAGTAAAAACCAGTTAGTAAATTCTATTAACAATGGTTCAACTGTGGTAGAGATAGAATTTACTATTGGTTCAGTAGAATATAAAGTTGTTCGTTGTATTAAACCTAACAAGTTTGAGATTTACCAAAATGGTAAAATGATGAATCAAGAAGCCAATGTTCGTGATTATCAAAAGATACTAGAACAAAATATTCTTAAACTAAACTATGGTTCATTTACACAAGTTGTGATACTTGGTAGTTCTACCTTTATACCTTTCATGCAATTGAAGGCCAGACATAGACGAGAAGTAGTTGAAGAAATTTTAGATATCAAA